CCGAATTAATTGGCATTGCCGATCAGCTTAAAGCCGTCATCATTGCCGATGGCCCAAACACGGACGATGCCGCCGCGATCACGTACCGCGAGAACTTTGGCAGCAAACGTGTTTATGTAGTCGATCCGCAGGTCAAAGTGTGGGACACCGTGAGCAACTCGGTAATTAATCAGCCGGTATCGGCTCGGGTTGCTGGCATTATTAGCAAGTCAGACAACGAACGAGGCTTCTGGTGGAGTCCTTCCAACCGTGAAATTTACGGCATTATCGGCACATCAAGAGCAATTGGCTTTGCTTTGAATGATGTCAACTCCCGGTCAAACTATTTAAATTCAAATGAAGTTAATACCGTAGTTCACAAAGATGGCTATCGCCTATGGGGAAACCGCACCTGTTCAGCAGATCAGAAGTGGGCATTCTTGTGTGTTGTCAGAACCGCTGACATGGTGCATGAAGCTTTGCTGGCTGCGCATCTGTGGGCCGTTGATCGCAACATCACTAAGAATTTCCTTGACGATGTGATGGAAGGCGTAAATTTTTATCTGCGCCATTTGATTTCCGTGGGAGCGATTTTGGGCGGCCATTGCTGGGTTGATCCAGAACTCAATACGCCCGATCAGATCAGTCAGGGCATTGTCTATTTTGATATAGATCTGACGCCGCCGTATCCGGCTGAGCACATCGTTTTTCGTAGCCATTTGGTTAATGACTATATCAAAAACTTATTTTAAGGAGGCTCTGAAATGTTGAATGATATTTTAAAAAACATGAATCTTTTCGTTGATGGCATGGGCTATGCCGGAAACGTAGAGGAACTGACACCCCCAAAGCTGACAATGAAAACGGAGGAATTCAGAAATGGCGGCATGGATGCGCCGGTTGAGATCGAGATGGGCATGGACAAGCTGGAAGCCTCATTCAGCTTAACCAAATATGATGCTGATGTTCTTAAGCTATTCGGGCTTGCTCCGGGAAATACCAAGCAGCTGACGTTTCGCGGCTCAATTGCAAGCGAGGATGGTATAGAAAAGCCGGTCATTATCCAGATGCAAGGAATGTTGAAAGAGGTTGACCAAGGCAGCTGGAAGCCGGGAGACAAGGCAACGCTGAAGATCGCGGTTGCTGTGCGCTATTACAAGCACACAATTGACGGCCTGGTTGTTCACGAAATCGATATACCCAACATGATCCGCACCGTCAACGGCACCGATCAATTGGCAGCTACGCGCAAAAACCTGGGGATGTAACATGAAAGATTATACCGTTTTGAAAACCTATGAAAATCATGCCGTTGGCGACATTATCCAACTAAATCTCCGTCAGGCGAAATACTTGCTGCTATCAGGTAATATTCAGCCGGTAGCAGAAAACAAGCCCAAGAAGGAGGATAAATGAGCCAGTTTATAACCCTTAAGTTCCCTCTTGAAAACGGCACCAAGGGACTTACTCTGCGCCGACCGAAAGTGCGTGACATGCTGGCCTCGGAGAAAGCCAAGGGCAGCGACGGAGAAAAAGAAGTAGTGCTATTCGCCAATCTTTGCGAAGTCACGCCGGAAGAAATCGGTGCTTTGGACATGATCGACTATAAGCAGTTACAGGAAGCCTATCAAAATTTTTTATCTTAGGAGCCAGTGACGCACGGCAAGGCTGTGTGATCCTGGCATCTTATACCGGCTGGGCTTTGTCTGAGCTGTTGGAACTGGATGGCAACGAACTTTTGGAATGGTTAGAGACTTGTAAAAAACTGAACGTACAACCGAGGCGCTAACATGAATGAGTATATTTTTGCTTTGATTTATATCGCCCTTGGCTTGCTTGGGGCAATAGGTCACTATGAGAAAAAGCGCTGGGTTGATTGCACGACGGCGCTAAGCTTGCGTGCCTATATTGCCAGCTGCCCCAAATCGAGCGTTAATGCAATTTTAGCCATCGGCATGGCGGAACTTACGTTGTCAACGATGGCGGCTGATCATATTTTGACGCTTCCCAATATAATCGGGGCCGTTACGGCGGGTTATACTTTTGACAGCGGACTCAACAAAACCGACGAGAAATAATCATAGTTTATGGCCAGCAATAATATCTCTTTAGGCGTTATCATCGGGGCAACCCTGGCAGGCAGCTTCGGCAATGCGTTCCGGACGCTTGACCAACGGGCGAGCAGCTTGGGGCGCAGTTTAAATCAGGTTCGCCTGGGCCGCACGGCATCGGCAGACGTGATCCGTTACAGCGCCGAACTAGACCGCTTAAGAATTGTTCAGCGCGGCGTCGGCACGGGCAATAACTGGCTTAACCAGCAAATCGCCAGCACTGAGCGGCAGCTTGCCAATGCGTCTCGGGCTGCGCAACGTTACGGTGTTAACCTGGGCGACATTGTTAACGAAAATCGTCGACTGGGTCAATCCGAGCAACGCATAGCCGGGCAGCTTGCCAGACAAAATACGTTGCGGACTAATCGGGATCAACGTAGTCAGATCGGCAGCTCGATGATGGGAACGGCGGGTGTTGCCATTGGCGCCGCTTTTGCTGTGGCTGCGCCTATTAAAGAAGCCGTCGAGTTTGAATCAAAAATGGCGGACATTCGCAAAGTCGTTGATATGACTGATAGCGAATTAAAAGTCCTTGGTAAATCCATTTTAACGATGTCAAAAACAATGCCGATGGCGGCTATTGGCATTGGTGAGATTGTTGCTGCCGCCGGGCAATCCGGGATAGCTAAAAATGAACTTTTGCCGTTTACCGAAGCCGCTGTAAAAATGGGCGTAGCTTTTGATATGTCCGGCGATGAAGCTGGAAAAATGATGGCCAGCTGGCGGGCTGGCATGGCGATAACACAACCACAGGTTGTATCGTTGGCCGATGCGGTAAATTATCTTGATACCAATATGAACGCCTCAGCCAAGAATATTTCTTCGGTTATTCAACGCCAGGGCGCTGTTGCAAAAGCGGCTGGGCTTTCAGCCGTGCAGACAGCAGCGCTTGCAGCGGCCCTGTTAAATTCAGGGGCCAGCGATGAGATTGCGGCGACCGCTTTAAAAAATCTCACCAATGCGTTAACGCGCGGCACTGCGGCTACTGGCGAACAAAGAAAGGCTTATGCTACTTTGGGGCTTGATGCTAAAGCAACAGCTTTAGGTATGCAACAAGATGCTGAGGGCATGATTAAAAAGGTCTTTGGAGCATTGGCAAAAGCGCCGAAAGAAATGCAGGGCGCATTGGTTGGCAATCTCTTCGGTGAAGAAGCCAAAGGCGCAATCATGCCCTTATTAGTTAATTTAAAAGCGCTTGACGATGCCTTTAATTCTGTTGCTGATTCGACAAAATACGCCGGATCAATGCAAAAAGAATATGAAATTAGGTCAAAAACAACCGAAAACGCTACACAATTATTAAAAAATCAATTTACTAATCTTGGGATCAGCATTGGCAGCGCATTATTGCCACCATTAACGCAAATTTTCGGCGCTCTTAGTATCGGTGCAAGCTATATTGCAGGCTTTGCAGAAAGATTTCCATTGGTTACGCAAGCTGTTATTGGCTTGAGCTTTGGTCTGATCGGTTTGAAAATAGCGACGCTTGGACTTGCTTATGGGGCATCGTTAATATCCACGGGATGGACGCTGGCCACTGGCGCAATGGCGCTGTTTAGCGGCGGAACAATTGCCGCCAATGCCGCGCTGGCAATGCAGCGGATTAGCGTTATCGGGACTACAGTCGCGCAAACTGCAATGGCTGCCTGGACAAGCACTGTTACTGCGGCGCAATGGCTATGGAATGCGGCGTTATCGGCGAACCCGATAGGCCTGGTTATTATCGGTATAGCCGCATTCGGAGCTCTTGCTTATACGGTTTACAAAAACTGGGAGCCAATCATGCAATGGTTCTCGGAAAAGTTCCAATGGCTGGCCAATGCAGCCAGCAAACTGGGCAGTTTTTTTTCAGGCGGCGGCATTGGCCAAGCGGGTGCGCGCGCAAGTATCGGCGATTTTGCCCGTGCGCCTGCTAATGCGTCGTTACCGGCAATGGCCGCAGCCAACGGTGCGACAGCAGGCAACAGAACCGTTAACGCTACGATTAACGTAACGCAAAAACCTGGAGAAGATTCCAATGCCTTAGCTGAGCGCGTGGCAAAACACATAAAACGCCAGGAATCTGCCGACAAACGGGGCGCATTGCATGATTAACGTGATGATGCGCCTGGGCGATTTCAGATTCTCGATCAGCACCGCCGCCTATCAGTCTTTCAGCCGGTCGAACGGCTATCGCTGGCAAGGTCAGGAGCGCTTCGGGCAACTGCCTGCGCAACAATATACCGGCCCAGGCGAACATTCGATCAGCTTATCAGGCGATATTTACCCGGATTTTTCCGGCGCTGGATTAAAACAGATAGATGCAATGCGGGAAGAAGCGATAAAAGGCTTACCGTTGATTCTAGTTGATGGCAATGGCTATGTTTGGGGCCGCTGGGTGATCCAGTCAATCGAAGATCAGCAGGGCGTTTTCTTCTCGGACGGAACGCCGCGCAAAATGGCGTTTACTCTAAAAATTGTCCAGTACGGGGAAGATTTGTGAG